GCGGGTGTTCTCGCACTCGCCGCTATGGATTCTATTAAAAAGTAAACAACAACCTTTTACCATTCACACAGCACGTGAATGGTAAAAAGAGAAATTTAAGCGTTTTCGAGTTCTTCGACTATCTCCCAGAGTTCATTGATGGATGAGACGGTGTATACCGTAATAATCTAATTTGGTACTTTCTTCGCTCTAATCACCCTTTTTAGTTTCCGCTGCAACCTTTTGTATGGATCACACGGCATTCTGTAATTACACTACAATTTTATCAAACACTGCCCTCGCGCGAAGTCACCCGGTTCTTCCTCTTTCACCTTCGGCATCTTGAATCCACCCTGTTTATACACGCGCAGACGTTTGTTATACATGGCGTGACACACCGACCACTGATCGAAGATGTCGTAAATGTTTGGGTTGTTCTTCTTTCCTTTGGTCTCACGCATGATTCTACCTATGGACTGGACGATATCCGATTTAGGGGTCGCGAGAATCACCGTGTCGAGCGTCGGTATATCGAGTCCCTCGTGTGCCTGACTAAACGTTGCGAATATGATCTGTTTCTTACTAGATTCCGTGAGTTCTGATTCTTTCATGCCACCCATGTAGAGTCCGGACGTTTTTGGAAAACACTGTTGAAGCATCATGCAGTGTTGACGTCGGTCACTCAACACGAGTAATTGTCTCGTACCCTTCGTGATACGTTTAATCAGGTCGACTAACATCTTGTTTCGGTCTCGGTTCTCTGAGAGTTCTGTGATCATCGTGGAGAGTGAGAGCTTCCCGAATCGTGTACACGGTGGAGGGTCTCTGAAACGGGGACACTCAAACTCAATTGGGAACACCTCCACGTCTTGTTGATTTTCCCGTTCCACCGCAAAAAATGTGGGACCCATGAACCAGTGAAGCACCTTCGTGAGTCCATCTTTCCTGTTTGGTGTCGCCGATAAACCGAATATGTGATTGGGACACATTTTAAACAGGGATTGACTAAACACCTTCGCGCATATGTGATGCGCTTCGTCTACTATGACTGTGCCTATGCTATCGAAATCACCGAACGAATATTCCTTGAGGGACAAAGACTGTAACATGGCGATGACGAAATCACACTCAACCTCTTTCTTGTTTTGTTGAACACGGCCAATGGTCGCACCCGGACAAAACTGTTTGATGCGTTCTTCCCATTGATTCGCGAGGAATTCCTTGTGTACGATGATCATGGTTCGGTACCCGAGTTTACACGCGATGGCTAATGAAACGGTGGTCTTCCCGAACCCGCACGGTAGGCTGAGGACCCCGTGACCTGCGTCAATAGCCGCAGCAAGTGCGGCGTTCTGATGGGTGGCGTCCCGGAGAGTTCCGTGGAATCTGGTATTAATTCGTGTAGGCACAGGTCGCTTATCCTCCGTTGGCTCTCCCAGTTTACTAGTTCCGTAGTATCTTGGAACGCAGATTCCGTTCTTAGTTGGTCTAAATACCTTGAAAGGGGGAGGAGGAAAGCCAAAATCATCATTGACGATGGCCCTTACCGTGAGCTCCTTTTTTATTTCTGGGGGTGGATTGTTTACGATGTATCCACTCCGTGTGAGCATTCTAATGTATTAAAGAGTAAAAACTTTAATAGACTAGAAACATGCCTGTTCTTAACGTGGAACAAAATATTGAAAAGTTGACGAATGAACTCGAAAAGTTGCATCAAGAAATTTATAGACTCCAAGGAAGTCTTCGTGTCTTCTTGGGATTCAAGGAAGCGGGTCTAGAGGAGATTGATGTCCCGGAGAAGGCGGTGGAGCAGACAGTTGACATAACTCAGGTGTCTGGATCTCCTTAATGACCCAAGCGTAGCCACTGTAGTTTGCGACGTTCCAAGCGCCACTAAAATTTGCTAATATTTTGACTTTGTCACCCTTAGCTAGAGATTGTACGGGTGTGTCACCCTCAACGGTACACATCACACGTCTGTATCTGAAAGGTATTTTTATCGTCAAAACGTTACCTTCAAGTGGGTTGTCCACATTTTGTTTATTCATGATAAATTTAGATTTACTGTCTTGAAGTCCGTGTATGTAATCGCGTGTTCTATCATTCACCATCACACGCATGTACTTTTTATCGTTATATTCGTACATGGGAGTGTATACCGTACCCTCTATTGGGATCATCCTTTTCTGGTATATATGGTTATTAGAATTAAAGCTATAAGTACGAATAACACGAGTGTTATTCTTATGGGTTGATGCGGTTTTCTAGTTCCAAATTCTTGGCTACAAAAAGATCGACCAACTTCTATGGCGGCTTCTATGCTTGAATATGGGGTGTTTCTATGGGACATCATACCACACAGAGCCACCTTTTTACTTTTACCAAAGAATGACACTTGTCCGTGAAGACTCAAAACACCAGAAGACTGTTCAAAATGCCATGCACCATCCTTCCACTCCGCACCCCACCCGATTCTTGAAGATGTAGGTGGTGGCAAATTGAGTTCACGTATGACTTCATCTTTTAATACTTGTGGCTCCATTTTCAATATTTCGTCTGTGAGGTCACATATCACGCACGACACGGTTTTACCGTCTGAAAGAACTACAGGCTGGAGTCTCAATTTTGTGTTCATACCTATGTGTAAATCTGACTCGAGTGTTACGGGTTCGTCGTAGTCGAGTAAGACGTTTATGGATCCGTATGTACTTGGTCCTATTTTACGTTTCGCATCTTCACCCCAATTATCTGATATGAGTTCGAGTGCTTTACTGTTGTCTACACACAAGACGAGTAATCCATCGTTTATAGTGACCCCGTCCATGAATTTAGCCTCGTATCCGTCTTCGAAGTACTCGACTGACTCGAGGTGTGTGTTAAACATGAATGTCGCACCTTTATCCAAGAGTGCCCGCTGCATCGCGTCGCTCATTACTTTTCCGGATACACGCTGTGTACACTGTTTAGACATACCCACGTGATCAAAGCTATTCACAAATTCGTATGCAGACATGGTTTCCCAACCTACACCATCCATCACGTATGTGAGTGTGCGTATCAAATTTTCACCAGATTCAGAGAGTCGTCCGAGTGCATCTTTAAGAGATATAGACCTGTATTTGTTTTGTCTAGCTAAAACACGTGCTGCGAGTGACACGAGCGATGCGTAATCCTGGATGTGAAGATTATTGAACAACACGCGATAAACGTCGGTGTCCACTGGTTGAAATACATCATCCCACTCTATGTCCATCTCCCTGAACAGACTACGCGTGTTTACGAATGCGTTATCAAACACGATTCTGTGTGCGTGCAAATCACGAGTCTCTGTTTCTGGTTCCCACCACGAACCACCCGCCGATGGTTTGCGGTCGTACACGATGACCTCGTGGTCCGTGGACCTGAGAAGTTCCCATGCGACAGACATGCCCGTGGGTCCGGCACCCACGATGTGGACTCGCATTTATAATAGGGTACCAAAAAAAATATACACATATTATAATGCAAGCTGGAAAGGAACTCAAAAAATTACAAAAGGTGAGGGACGCACAAAAAAAGAAAGTAGAAAAAAGTTATAAAAAATATGATAATAAACATGTGAAAGGTAGTAGACATACACCCGTTTATGAAAAAAAGTATGAAAATAATTACAATAAATTGAAAGAAATAAATAAAAAACTTAATAATAATGCGTCTAAAACATTAATGAAAGAAAAAGGCTTGTTGGGAAAAAATAAAGCACTATCACTTCTTAATGAAATAGAAAGAAAGGGAAAAAATATACCTAACATACCACAAAATATAAAAAATATCATAACCAATCAACTAAAAAGTAGACCAAAGATAAATGTGACTCGAGAATTAGTGTCAAATTTTAAAAAGTATCCATTCCATATTCAAAAGAAGATTGTAGATTTGTTGTATAAAACGAACGTTCCAGTCAAAAATATCATGAATTATGAAACACTCGAATACATAATGAACAGAATCGATTCAAACACGAACCGTATGATGTATAAACCAATTAAGCATTCAATAAAAATGAAACAATTTATGAATGAATACAAAAAATATTACAATTCTGGTAAAACTTATAAACAATTCGTAAATGTAACTTATAAATTAAATAACGCATTCAATTAGGCCGGAAGATACAACACGTTCCGCGTGAGTTGGTAAAACACGAGGAGTGACACGGTCAAGAGTGTTTGAAAGTCTAGGTATTCCATGGACATGATGAGTAGAAACACGTTGAGAATTACGTGCATGGGTATTGGTTTCTCCGGTCCATACTTCGCGTAGAATCCATACGTCGCCCCACCCGATAACAGAAGTGCGTTGACGGCCGTGGCGTACGATGGACGATACAAGAACCATGCGGTATACAGGAGTGAAACGTAAGATATGAATATAGATCGTCTACCGAGTTCTTTCATGCTATCGACGATGGCTAATGGTTTTTTCTCTATAAGTTTAGACTCCCAGTGTGGTCCTAGAATCAGGTATGAAATGTATAAAATTATGAAAATGTGCCACATTTTTACTGTACCGAAAGAAAAAAAAATATTTTTATTTTTAAAACTTTTTTCTTTTAAAAGAAAGTTTCAAAAAAAATATTTTTTTTTTCAAAATGTTTTTTCTAAAAAAATAAAAAATTATAAAAAAATTATTTTTATTTTCAAAACTTTTTTCTTTTAAAAGAAAGTGTAAAAAATAAAAAAAATATTTTTTGATTTTAATCAAATTTAAAGTTTTATGTCTAGGTATGTATAGATGAACCCAATTCTAGAGCAATTTGCAAAAACCTGTGTTCCGGGACACAAAGGACTGGTCGTCGGGAGCAGGGAAGATATGATTCAACGAACTTTGAAGCAGTCCGGGTTGCCAGCGACCGTTATTAAAAAGAGATGGGATCCAAATAAGATGACATACATCACCAAACAATACGATTCGGAAGGTAAACCAATCGGATTAAAGAATAAAATGTCTCCATAAATTAAGGATGCTGACATGTGCATCACTAAAATTAATACCGACGCGCGTTAAACAGAAACGTAATACGTGGAAGTTTGCCGCGGAATTCTTGTGGCGTAAGAATTTTGTAAAAAATCAGTCCGAACTGGGTGCGTGGACTCGAGATCAGTTAATAGAGCTCGGCCCGACCTTTGTAAAATTAGGCCAGATTGTATCAACGCGCGCAGATCTTTACCCTGTAGAGTTTACGCGGGAGCTCGAATCTTTACAGGATAATGTCCCTCCGATAGAGATGGAACGTGTAAAAGATGTTGTAAACACTAACGATGTATTTTCGGAGTTCGACTACGAACCTTTTAAATCAGCGAGCATAGGACAAGTACACATGGCTAAACTGTTAGACGGTCGCGAAGTCGTGGTAAAGATAAAACGACCGGATATTTACGACATCATGAAGAGGGACACGGATAACATAGTGGACGTCGTAAACTTTTTAGAACGAGTGGGCATAGACACGGGTGCGACGTCTGGTAAGGTACTCGAGGAGTCCATAGAGTATCTACTGTCTGAATCGGATTACGGGAAGGAGATGGAAAACGCACACAAAATGCGTAAGGCGTTCAAAGGTGTGAAATGGGTAAAGATCCCAAAGGTGTACGATGAGTTCTGTACGGAAGACATGATAGTCATGGAGTACGTGAAATCCGATAAGTTTACGGAGATTCGTGACAAAAAAGTGAACCCCAAAAAGATATGCGAAGCCTTGATAACATCTTACGTGATTCAAACGATGGATAAAGGCTTGTTTCACGCGGACCCACACCCGGGAAATTTGGGTTTCTCGGAAAATGGGAAACTCGTGTTTTACGATTTCGGGCTCGTGATAGACATATCCGATGAACTTAAGGTAGGTTTCCAAGACCTGTTTAAGTGTATCATAAATAGGGACACGAAAGGTATGGTCGACACACTGATACGACTCAATGTGATCGTCCCCACGACATCCGATACGAGTGATATCGAAATATTTTTCAAAACGACTTTGAACTATTTAGAAACATTGGACGTAAGTGCGTTTAAAAATGACGTATTGGACGACGAAATACTCCTATCTCTCGCCCAAAAGAAGCCATTCACAATTCCTACGTCATTCGTGTATCTCGCCAAGGCCTTTTCTACTGTGGAAGGTACGTGTATAAAACTAGACGAAAATTTCAATTACTACGAATATTTGGAACCCATGATACGCGAACAATTCATAGACAGTTTTGATGTGCAAGACATGTTTTCGACATCTTTGGAGATGCCTTCGAGGATACGAAACATAAGTACGGCTGTTCTGGGTTTGGAAGAATCCAGAGCATCCATGAAACGTTCGTTAGAGAGGACTAGGAAAGAGATGCGGTACGCGCAATACAGTGTTTTGTCTGCGGTGTTTGCTGGGAACATGGTGGATCACCTACCGGCGTTTATATTATTATCTACGTTGAGTGCGTGGTTCGCGTTTACTTCTCATAAAAGTCGATAGAAACTTCTTCCTTTGGTTTCTTTTCTTCGACGAAGAAAGCTTTGTGGCTTTCCAAAATCTCACGGGAACGAATCTTTTCACCCTCCGCGATTTCGGAAAGCTTTTCTCTGATGCTCGTGAAATCATCCACGCGTTGCTTCTTCATTTTCTTACCGTACTTCTTGAACTTCTTGCGAATGGAGGCTATGTTAGCTGGAGTGGAGGCCGCGATGACAAACATTTATTATTTCTTGACATTTTTTCTCGGTGTAAAAGCCGACTTTAAGAATTTACTAGACGCTATCATTTTTTGTGTCTTCATCGCCTTTTCAAACTTTTTTATATGATCCAAAGTCGCGTTTTCGTTTCTCACCTTGTCGCGCGCAAACTTCTTTTCTTCGCGTGTCATGTACGGAGACGCATTGATGTATTTGATTCTGTTTGTGATTCTTGCGCTGATGATCGAGTTTACGACTCGAGCTACTCTGGGGTCTTCGCGTTTTCGTTTACTTTTCAAAGATACGAGTGCATTCGCGACATTATTCATCTTACTATTATTTTACAAATTAATTTGAGATATACGGTCTAACATATCACTTAAATAGAGACCTGAAAATGAAATGTTATTATTTCTGTATGAGAAATTACCATTATTACTCTTCTTTATGGTCTTCATGATTTTAACACGCTTTTCTAGAGCTTTGAGTGCCTCACCACTCTTTTGAATTTTTTCAAATTGTGAAGGTTTTATGCCTATCTCACCTAGTATTCTTTCTACGGATGGCGAATCACGTTTATAAAGTTTGAGAAACTGGTACAGCTGTGCCAAATAATTGATGAGTTCTGTCTTGTACACACTTAACACGCGGGTGTTGTTCATGTAATTCTCTATCATCTCGTGTCCCCTGTACCTACGACGGACATCAGAAATCCTCACATTTTTGCGTAGATTATCATAGTTCAATAGGAGATCGACGACTTCTTTTCTCTTTGGTTTATTAAACATGTTTCCCTGGTTTATGTAATTGTCATAAAGTTTCGCGCGCGCGGGTGCCTTTGATTTGTCACTCGAGAGAGTGGCTCCATTTTTGAGGCGATTTACTATCTTGTTGTATTCTCTCACGCGCGAGAGTATTTCTCTGTTTATCATGTTCTCGTTTTTGAGACCCATATTTGAGAGTACATCTTTGATGGCTCGATTACTCATCTTACTATTCCATTACAAATTAATATTAAGTCGCTTGAGTTTTTCCTCAAACTCTCTACGTTCACCCGGTGATTCAATCTTTTCACCTGTGGCGATGGCCCTGATTTCGGGACCTGTTAAGTGCATCGCATCCGTGCGGAAATCCTTGAACGCCTCCATCGTGACGGGTACGAGTGGTTGGACCAGTTCATAAATCGCGTTCGCGTATTCACGAATTTCCATTTGTGCGTGTTCATCCATACGTAGGTGGAGGTAATGCATGAGATTGTGAAGGTTGATCTTCCAATAGAATTCCGTGTACGTGGATTGTGGAAGGTTACCACGCGCCTGTTCTCGGCACGTGCCCCTGTCGAGAAGGTCCTGGTACAACTCAAACGATTCATTGAGCTTTTCAGAAACTTTAGAGGATAATTCGTCACCGACATCCACGACACCTTCCGAACCCTGATTGTTTACTTTGGATTGCCCGCGTAGAACGTCGGGTTCGTAGTACTGTTTCGGTACGACGGAGTATCTGGCGGAGAGTTCGTTGATGCTGGCCATGCGGTGGCGCATATGCTGTCGAGCGATATAGATGGGCATTTTGATGTGAAACTTGAATTCCACCATTTCGAAGGGTGTGGTGTGCCAGTGTCTAAGGAGATATCGAATAAGTCCCCGATCTCCTCTTGAGGTTTTAGTCCCATCTCCATACGAGACTCGGGCGGATTGTACGATGGCCGCATCCAAATCTTCCCGAGGCATGTGGTCCACGAGGCGAACAAACCCGTGATCCAAGACATCTTTCTGCATGATTAATTATATAATGGGTTAAATCTTTAATTCCATGACATCCGTTCTCTCAGGCGCCTTAGCAAATAAGGGGTAAGTTCTATCATGTTTCCAAACGGAACGTATCTGTAATCGATGCCTATGTTTTTGCCCATTCCTAAAAGTTGTGCGGTCACGTATTGATCCTTGTCAAACTTCGTCGCGTATCTGAGTGATCGTTCGTTATGCGTCGCTATGATGGTATGTACGTGTGGACACACGAGTGAGTACGCCATCGCTTTCGCGTATTCATTGTCTACGTGTGCCTTATCAGAAAACAGACCTTCTTGTGTTCTCAAGTAGGCACCCCGAACGAGCTTTGCACCGAGCATGACCCCATCTTTTTGTGTGTCGTCCATGTCACACAGAAGTTCTTGCATCGCCCGCATTCTATACATTTGGTAGGTCTTGTATACATGAACAGCACTTCGCGTGTTGTGTTCCGCCATCATATCGTAACATATGTCTGGGTACAATACGTCTTCGGCGTCTATGCAAATCTTTACACCGTGTTTCTTCGCCGTTTTTATGATGGAGTGTGTACAGTCCCTTGCCGTAGATTTAGACTCCCTCGAACCAAAACTCGTGAGTTTTATGGCGCACATGGATTCCGGTGGGAGTGTTTTGATGACACTCTCTGTGGTACGCATAACTTCGAATGCGTCTCTTAATTTACAATTTTCTTTCGCGTAATCGACTATGACTTTTTCGCCCCTTCTGTGTATGATTTCTAAAACACGTGGAAGTTCTTTGAATGTTGCCGCATATCTGAGCATTACTTTACTTTAGATATTTTTCGTCTAAGTCATTTTTCAATCCGTCTATGTCTTTGTAGTATCTTCTCAAGTCTTTCATAAACCGTTTGTTTTTCTCGAGACATTCACATTCGGGTTTGTTAAGGTAAATCCACGCGAGATTAGACTTTGAGTATTTAGATTCCTTTTGATTTTGATTGGGTCTTCTCGGAATGACTTTCTTTTTCACAGTCTTCTTGAGAGGCTCCGTACGCTTCGTGAAACTGATGGCTTGCATCACCGTGTCTGCGAGATCGTCTTTCTTTTTGGACTCTTTGAATATTGGGAGCCAATGAGCGTTAATGGAATTGGCATTTAAAAATGCTTCGCATCTTTCAATAGATACTTTCTTTCGTTTGAGATACTGAGCTTTACCTGGTCCACACACATCTGGAATCTTAAACTTGGCGTCGTAAATGATAGTTTCGGATTTAGGAGCTTTTATGACAAAGTACGCGTGTAAAAAGTTTTCTACCATTTTCATTTTCTTGTTTCGGTCGGGTTGTTTCTCTATCAGGACGACATCTGATTCTAAGACCCACGGTCGTTCATCGAGGTGATTTCGCATCGACACGAATATACCATCTTTAGACTCAGGCGGAACACCCGATACATCCCAGTTCGCAACGAGATTTGACTCTTCATTAAATTGACAAATGGCTAAGTTACGTATACCTACGTCTATGCTAAGTATCATTGACTTAAAGGAAATTTATTTCTTTATATACTGTAAATGAAGAAAGTTAACCCAGTCGTATTGATCGCCCTCGTATTGCTAGTTGTAGCCCTCTTGTTACCAATGGGTACAAAGGAAGGATACAAGGGATTCCGTGATCGATTCAGAAAGATGCAAGAAAATCGTCGACGTAGACGCCGACAAAAAGATATAGAGCGCAGGCGCAGAGCCGCCGCTCGCGCCAGAGAAGCTCGATTTAGAGCTATGCAAAGACGCGGACCACTCGGACCACGCGGACAACCACGCGAACGACGCTGACCACCAGTCAATTAATTTCTATATGTATCTTAAATGAAGATAGGCAATCGGTTAAATACGGTAGCTTTGGTCATATCTATTATTGTCGTCGTCATGTGGTTAGC